AGCCACTGTGCCTCCTTCTAGGCTTCCGTCGCCGCGCTGGACGACGCCGTGGTGGTGAGGTTGGAGACCAGCACCGACCACGCGTCGGGCTCGTCCTGGGTGAGGTGGGCGACCATCGCCGCCCACTCGTCTACGGGCTCGGGTTCTGGCCCGGCCGTGTCGGTGGCGGGGGGTGCTTCCGGTACGGCCGGTGTCTCAGGCGCCAGCTCGACGGCCGTCGCTTCCGGTGTCTGCTCGGCGGGCGGGGCAACGGCAGCGCGGAGGCGCGCCACGGTGTCCTCGTCGAGGAGGTCAGCGACGCTGATGACGAGCTGCGGCGGCCCGGCGAGGTGTTCGGTGACGTCTGTCGCCGGGGGCGGTGTGGGCTTCGCCGGTTCGGGCTGCTTGGGGCCCTGGTAGCCGTAGGCGGCGAGGTCGAACGTGCGGAGCTGCGGGGCGGCCTCGTCGGGCTCAGGCTGCTGCTTGCGCGCGGGCAGCAATTCGTCGGCCAGCCCAGCTTCGACGGCTTCCTCAGCGGTGTACCAGGTCTCCTTCATCATGACCTGACGCCACTCGTCGCGGGTCCCGCCCGCCTTCTCGCTGTAGGCGTCCGCGATGTTTCCGCTGATCTTGTCGAGCAGGGCGGCCATGTCCTGCATGTCCTGCGCATTTCCCATGCACAGGCCGCTGGCCTCGTGCAGCATGAGCATCGCCTGGGGCTGCATCACCACGCGGTCTGCGGCCATCGCGATGACGCTAGCGATGCTGGCCGCGATGCCGTCCACCTGGACTGTGACCTCGGCGGCGTGGGCGCGAAGGGCGTTGGCGACGGCCACTCCCTCGAAGACGCTGCCCCCGGGGCTCGATACCCGGACTCGGAGCTTCGGCGTAGTGATCGCGTCCAGCTCCGCGATGAAGTCCTCGGCGAGGGTTCCCCACCCGCCGATCTCGTCGTACAGGAAGAGTTCCGTCTCGTCGGCGGCGAGGTTCCTGAACTGGTACCAGGGCTGGTTGCTCCGGGCCTGAGCACGCAGGCCCGGGATGCGGTCCGGGAGGTCAATGAAAGGCATCAGGACGCCTCCTCAGCGGGCGGGGTCCAGCCGAGCTGGACCAGCAGGGCTCGCGTCTTGTCCGGGACGACCACGCGCGGGTTCTTCAACTCGGTGTCCAACTCGTGCAGGACCACGTCGACCACAGCCGTCGGCCGGTCGTTGACGCCGATCCGCAGCGACAGCCCCGTCACCGCGCTGGCGACGTCCACGCCATCGAGCTCCACCTGCGTGCCCCCAGGGAGGCCAGTGCCGCCGAGGCGCAGCTTCCTGGGACGGACTCCGTACTTGCTCATTCGTCGTCCCTCGTCTTCCGCCGCTTGACCACGCGGCACCGGCACTCGTTGCCAAACTCCGCGCCCGTGCAGTTCACGTAACCCGAGCCGCCTGGGTAGTCCTTGTACGCCGCCGCGCGGTTGCGGTACGTCTTGCCGTCGTTGTCCGCGCACGGCTGGCAGGTGTTGTCGTCGATGTGGGCGACGGCCTCCCACCGCATCGCCGCCTCGATCGAGTCGCCGCCGACGAGCCCAGCGACGGTGTCTGCCCACGAGTTCGCGGGCTCCGGGGCAGGCTCGGGCGCGGGAGGCTCCTGGCCCGGGGCAGGAGCGGCGGGTGCCGGGGCCGCGGGCACGTCGAATCCGAGCATCGGCAGAATCCGATCCGCCAACGCGGCCGGCGCCGCCTTCAAGATGTCGACCAGCAGCGCACGGTCCGGATCCGCATCCGGCTGCCCGAACGCCATCACCGGCAGGTTCAACGCCTCGCACGCTTCCGGCCCGTACACCCCGGCGTCGACGAACTCCCTCAGCGCGATCGCCTTGGACTGGAGTTCCTTCGCCGCGAGCTCGCGGTCTTCGGGGACCGGGTTCTCGTAGTCGAACTCCAGGCCCTCGGCGGTGCGCCCGTACAGCGGGAGCAGCCGGTGGTTCAGCGCGTCCTTGACGGCCTCAAGGTCGGGGACGACGAGCCAGCGTGCGAACATCACCTCGCCCGCTTCGGCGTTCGCACGGTTCACGTCGTCGACCGCGCCCGTCATGGACTTCGGGAACCCGAACGCCTCTCGGATCACTTCGCGGCCGACGTTGCGGAGTTCAACGAACTGCATGTCCCGCTGGGTGAACTTGCGGTCCTTCCACTGCCCGTGCTCCAGGATGGCGACGCGGTGGGCGTTGGCGACGCCCTTGTGCTGCTCGTTCCACCGGTCCCGCAACTGATCGAACTCGGGGTCCGACAGGCCGTCGGGGACCTCGATGATTCCGCCCGGCTCGGCCGAGTTGAGGAAGAACGACCGGTTCCACTCCGCCGAGTACCGGACCGCGTCCAGGTCGGTCAGCAGCGCCTGCACCGGGCCGATCCCCCGGTACGGGTCCGTCGGGTGCGGGGTGCGGATGAAGATGACGTCGTCTCTGCCGAGCGCCACCTCCTGCCCGTCCGGGCCCGTGTACATGTAGCCGAGGAGGAACTGTTCGGGGTCCGGGACCGGCTGGATACGGTCCGGGCGTACCGGCCACAGTTCCAGCGGCAGGGTGAAGTTCTCGTGGCGGGCGATCACCCACCACTGCTCGCCCGTCAGTTGCTTGTGCTGGGCGCCTGCTTCCACGAACTCGGACTGTGTGTAGAAGCCGTTGGGCTTGTTCCACAGATCGAGTGCGGCGTGCGCGGTGACCTCGGTGCGGTCTTCCTTCTTCCCGGACGCTGCCTTGCGCCACAGTTTCCAGTCGACGCCGGCCTCGGCCTTCGCGGTGCGGTTGACGATGGCGAAGAGGGTGCCGACGGAGCCCATGGCTTCGAGTTGGGCGGTGGTGCCGCGGCTGGAGCCGAAGAGGCCGCGGCCGTAGGAGGCGGTGCGGGAGGCGAACGGGACGGGTGTTTTGGTGGTGGGGGCGGTCTGGTTGAGGAGGGTGTCGACGAGGCTCCTTCTGCCCACCGCCCACCTCCCGTGCTATTCGCGGACGATCGGTGCTCCCATGAGGACCATCGCGGCCCCGGCGGTGATCATCCCGGCCCCGACGCCGAAGATATTTCCGACGCCCACGGAGATCAGTGTAAATCCTCCTGTCAATAGGCCTGGAGACAGGAGATTTTTCAGTTCTGAGAGTCGGATCTTCCGCATGGTCACAACCACCTCACTCGCGTACGGCCCACCAGATCCCGCGCCGCGACCATGTACCTGAGCGCGTCGCAGCCGTGGTCGTTCTCCTTCACGGGCTCTTCCTTCAGCCCGCCCTTGTTGCCAGGCTTCACCGCCCACACGTAGCCCGCGATCTCCTCAGCTGTGCCCATCGGCAACGATGACGCCTCCAACTCCGGGTCACGCTCGACGAGCGCCCCACGCCGGATGAACAACCGCGGCCGGCCGTCCGGCTGCACCTTCAGCCTCGACTGCACCGCCTGGATCCCATCGCTCACCGACTTGTGTGCTGGCTTCGTCGACAGTTCCAGTTTCCGCTCCAGCGTCGCCCGGTCCTCGGCGTCGTGGTCGACGTAGATCGAGCGCGGGAGCTGACCCCGCGGCTGGCCGGACGGGTAGTACAGCAGGCTCCGGACGCGTTCGGCGTGGTCTTCGACGAGGCGGCGGGTGAAGTAGATCTCGTGGTTGAGGTACAGGCGGCCGTCGGGATCTTCCCACCAGTCCTGGTAGACGAAAGGGTTGGTGTACCCGAAGTCGACCGCGCCCCACCGCTGCCACGCGGGGGCCGGCTTCACCTCGTCGACGAGGTGGATGCCCTCATCCCACGCCTCGTAGATCTGCCCCTCGGCCGCGGCCCATGTGCCGTCCTTCAGTCGCAGCCTGCGGACGCCGGTGAGGTTGTCGAGCTTCGCGAAGTAGTCCCGGCCCTTCTCCGTCACGGTGCCATCCGCGTTGACGTACGCGGGGTTGTCGGAGTGCCGCGAGATCAGCATCTTCGCGAGGCCCTTGCCGCAGCGCTGCTTCAGCCAGTGCGTCGGGTGGGCCGGGTTGCAGGCGGCGATCTGCTGCTGCCACGACAGGGCGCCGTTGCGCAGGCGGGTGCCGATGGACTCCCAGTCAGTCTCGGTGAGTTCGGTGGCCTCGTCGACGAACACCAGGTCGTACTCCGACGACATGATTTTCTCGGGCTTGTCGAGCCCACCGACCACGATCACGCTGCCGTTGGAGTACCGGTAGCAGGCGGCCTCGCGGGCCGAGCCGCCGAACCACGAGACGATGCCCCGGGCGAGCGCGTCGGCCGCAACCTTCTTCTCGTACGTCACCAGCGTCGTCGACGTGAGGGACACGCCAGTCTTGCGTGCGATGAGGCCGCGGATGCCGGGGTTGTGGAGCGCGGCGAGGTGGACGCGGAACAGGCACGCGAGGCTCTTGCCGGTTCCGGCGGGTCCGGCGAGGACGGTTTCGCTGGTGCGGGTCTTGAAGAGTTCGCGTGCGGCGCCTCGGGGTTCGTAGCGGACGATGGCGTCCTGGTCGAGCGCGGTCGTCACGTGAGGTCCTGCGGGTCGACGCCGACGACCTCGTAGCGGACGCTGCCGGACACGTTGACCTTCTGCTCGGCGTCGAGGCCGTGGAGCTTGCGGTACGACTCGCGGATGCGGAGCGCGGTCTGGATCGCTTGCAGTTTCGGCCCGTTGT